TGAGGTTTTTCATTAGGGAAGCGGCGGCTGATCTGTTGGGACAAAGGGTGAAGTGACCAACCTTCATCTTTTTAGCCAATGCGATGTTGCCGCCGTACTTTGTGCGGTGAATTCCATTTAGAGGGTACTCATGCTGAATTACTTGATTTTCAGCATTTTGGTCCGAAAACGTCTTGCTAGGAGCCTCACTCGCTTGCTTAGACGAACCACCGTGTATCTTTCTCCACGGGAATACCTTGGACAGTTTCTGTATAGCTTGAATCATGATCTACACCCTACTCTTGTGAAAACAGGTTGCGAATGCGCGTAATCGTGTCTGTTTTAGTCTTGTCACGCACTCTAGGTTGAGTCATCACATAGTCGATGACTTTCTCTGAGACAGCACGGTTGTGCTGATTATTGCGGCCCAGCGGCCCTTGGGCTTCCATGTGACGCAACCAACTGGTGGCATCGTTGAAAACCGCCATCTCCATGCCATCGCTACTGAACCTCTCAAAACGAGGCAAAGACGGTTCTGGTTCTTCTGGCGTATCATCTTTGGCTTCAGGTTCAGGCCTATCTTCAGGCGGCACATAGGCACCCTCATAGATATCCAGACCCAGACCAAACATAGCCACTGTCTTCACCAGACATCTCATCTTGGCATCTGAGATAGCCCTAGCATCAGGATTTGGTATGGCCTTGTTTCTGTAGTCCATGACAGGCAACCACATATCTCTGAAGACGCCATCAATGCCCACAGTGCAATGAACACTGGCGGTGCTGTCTGCGTAATACATCACGTCATACAGCTTGCCCTCTCGTTCGAATGTGCTGAACTCATAGGTGGCACTTGGATAGCGGTTCATCAGTTCACGCCAGCAAGCACCCCAGCTGTAATAGTGAAGCTGGTATTCTTCCTCAATCCATTCACCGCTGTCTGTTTTTCTCTTGCGGGTGTGGGTCTGCGCTTGAATGTCCCTGTCATCTATTTTGTGTTGTGTCAGGTTATTCCAGATTTTTTCAGCCACATTCATTTCATCCTCCATATACGGCTAGCCTCAACTCTATCCTGTTCAGACCACATCCAGTGGTCTAGGTCGGGATACAAAAACCTACAACACTCCTCAATGTCGTCTGAAACAGACAGTATCTTTTCCAGTGACAGTGCGGCGGAGCGTATTTCTGCAAGGTGTTTATCGCAGTCCTCAATCATGAACTGCCTCACCTCTTTGTGCGTTATGTAAACCACCCAAGGCGTTTTGCCGGTGGCCTTTTGATAGATGCTAAGTTGTCGGCAGTCAGACAGCGGCGGCTTAGATATCGCTTGGCCCTTGCTCTTGAGGTCAACAACCTTGTCTGAGAACAGCAGATCAAAGTAGCCGATGAACGGCACAGAGATGTCATCAATGTCCACAGACACTTTGCCTTGAGATGATTCAAAGTCAAAGCCACGGTATGACTCAACAATGCCAACATAAGCGGCCTGCACGCACCGCCTCATGTGAGCATGTTCTTTCTCTATCTTTTGTTCTGAGAAATCAGAGATGGCTGACCGGCGTTTGTCTTCATACTCAATGTCAGCTATCTCAAGTGCAGTCTCCATCTTCATATTTTTGTTTTGAACAAGAGCGGTCACTGCACGGTCAACACCAATGCCACGCCAAGCGGCTGGCCCGACCTCTGATGAGAAGCCAGCTATCTTCATGAGACACATTGCTGGATTTGAAATCCACAGATTGATAGTGGATGCGGAAAGGTGAGACACATTGTGTGTCTTGAAAGCGTCATTCATATCGTACCTCGTAGGATTTTTTGCAATTCCATTATGGGCGGGGTAGGTTTGAAAGAAAAGCAAAAAGAAAACGTCAGGAAATGAACAGAAAAAACAAGTACGGGGCCAAAAAAACCATTGTTGATGGCGTCACATTTGCGTCAAAGAAAGAAGCCAAAAGGTATTGTGAGCTAAAATATCTGGTCTCTATCTGCGCTATTCAGGACTTGGAGCTTCAGCCAAAAGTGGCACTCATGGTCAACGGTAAAAAAATTGGACACTACATCGGAGACTTTGCATATGTGGAGAATGGAAATAAGGTCATTGAGGATGTGAAAAGCAAAGCTACGGTGACGCCTGTGTACCGTTTGAAGAAAAAGATATTGGAGACATATGACCCTCCAGTGGTCATCAGAGAGTTGTTTTGATATAATGGTTTAGCCAAACGGCGAATACTCAAGTCCATGCGGACTTCAGAAAGGATAACGCATGGATCCAGTTTCAGCTATGGCAACGGCCTCCGCGGCCTTCACTGCTATCAAAAAAGGTTTCGCTATTGGCAGAGATGTCGAAAGCATGATGTCAGACATTGGCCGTTGGATGGGTGCGCTTTCAGACCTAGATCAAGCAGAACGCGAGGCCAAAAATCCCCCAATATTCAAAAAACTTTTCAGCGGCAAATCAGTTGAGCAAGAGGCCATGGAGGTTTTTGCTCACAAACGCAAGGCGCAAGCCCAAAGGGAAGAACTCAAGCAATGGATAAGTCTCACCCTTGGAATGTCAGCTTGGGAGGATTTGTTGCGCACTGAGGCCAGAATTAGAAAACAGAGGCAAGAAACCCTTTATGCCCAACGTGAGAAACGTCGTAAATTCATAGAAATCGTCGCTTGGATTATTATGGTAGTTGTTGGCGGGAGCGTTTTGGTTGCATTTGTCTTGCTCCTCAAAGCGCACACAGCAAGTGCGGCAGAAGTCATGACTGTGTGCCGTAAAGCAAAGTGTGAACCTGTGAACAGGAACACAATCATTTGCGTCTACAGAGGTGCAAACAATACCGTTGAATCAATGGTGTTCAAAAAGTCTGACCATATTCCACACGAATTTCAGTGCAAATATGACCCCAACGCCAAAAAAGAAATGACAATCCAAGAGACACTGAAAGCAATTAAGGAGACAATGGAATGACAAAAATTTTTCAAAAGGACACAGAATATGCTGGCTATGATCTTGATGGTGATGGGACGATTACCGACGCAGAACTCGCACACGCCAAAGAAATCCGCCAAGCAGAACATGAGATGCGTAAACTACGCGCGCAGAGACGCATGGCAACGGCCAGCTTGGTCGCAATGGGTGCTTTTACAGGCGCGATGTTCATCGTGCCGGTTGAGCGGGTGTCGGCACTGGCGGATATAAGCAATCTGTTTTACATTAGTGGGGCAGGCATCGTCGGAGCATACATGGGGACGACAGCGTGGATGAGCCGCAAGTAGAGATGACATGCGATGAGCTTGACGAGCGCATAGCGGACATCAAACTAAGGATTGCTTTGGAGAAAAGAAAAGGGGAAAGGCAGACCACTGAAAATCCACCCCTCCCCACGGCTACGCCGTCCACTGTTGCAAGAAACAAATCTATCAGTAATCAAAATCAAATCAACACTTTTCTTCCTCAGAAATGAAGCCATAATTGTTTCAGCCTGAGGAGGATGAATTATGTCATGGGAAGCCCTATCATGGGCCGCTCAGCAAACTGCTGGCGGCTCTACAGATAAATTAGTTTTGATTATTCTAGCCAACTTCGCCGATGAAAATGGCGCAAGTTTTCCGTCCCACAAGACTATAGCCCAGAAAGCAGAGTGCGGATTAAGCACCGTAGAACGCTCACTGAAGCGGCTTGAAGCTCGCGGCTTGGTTTCCATTGACCCAAGATTTGACAGCGGCCCAGAAGGCTCCAACCGTCAAACCAGCAATCTTTACACATTGAAGATGGGGGGTGTCATTTTGACGGGGGGAGGGGGTATCCAAAATGGTGACCCAGTAACCAGTAATAAAGAAACCAAAGGTAGGCAGATGTATTCATCTGGGTTTCTTGAATGGTGGAACGCATACCCAGCTAATAATGGATCAAAGAAAAAATCATATGAGCTTTGGCTTAAGGCCATAGATGAGTTCATAGATGAACGTGACCTTTTCCTTATCACATGCAAGTTTGCCCAGACTCAACAGGGCAAAGATGTCAGATACATCCCACACGCGACCACTTGGTTGAATCAAAGAAGATGGGAAACCGTTGATATGAAGGAGCCTAAGAAAACACTCAACAGCTTAGCAGGATGAAAAAATGGAACTTATAGAACACGGCATACACCTGAGAAATAAATCAATCGGTGATCACAAGACTGTCTGCCCTCAATGCTCTCACACGCGCAGGAACAAGACTGACCCTTGCCTTTCGGTGACCATTGACTCAGACGGCGGGGCGGTCTGGAAGTGTCACCACTGTGATTGGGTTGGAAATATCCCAAGTGGCAGGCGAGAAACAGCACCTCTCGTCAAAATGAATTACAAACGCCCTACCCTTCCCCCATTAGAACAACGAGAAAGCCGTCCTGCGCTAGAGGATTTTTTCAAAAATAGATGTATTCCAGAAAAAGTCTGGAGATCATTTGACATCTACCTTGATACAAGGGGTTCCAATCAGGCCAACATCGCCTTCCCTTATTTTCTCGACGGCGAATTGGTCAATGTGAAGTACCGAACATTTGACAAGAAATTTTCGCAGGCACCCAAAGCCCAACGCACCTTGTTTAACATCGACAAGATCAAGTCAAACTGGGATCAAGGCGGCGACAAGACTGTTGTTTTTGTCGAGGGTGAGATGGATGTTTTAGCCATGGCCGCTGTTGGCGTTGATGCCGTCACCCTACCAGATGGTGCGCCGCAACAGGCAAAGTTTGACCCAAACGACAAAAGGTTCACGGCGTTTGAGGCTAGTGATTGGCTGAATGACGCTGATAAGGTTGTGATTGCCGTGGACACGGACAGTGCCGGAAACAATCTAGCGCAGGAGCTTATTCATCGGTTTGGCAAACATCGATGTTGGCGTGTTCAGTTCCCCGATGTTCACGATGTCAAGTGCAAGGACGCTAATGACACGTTGATAGAACATGATGGCGATGTTCTTTTAGAATGTATTGAACATGCAACACCTTTTCCGATTGACGGTTTGCACTTTGTCAAAGACTACGTTGGTCAGGTGATGGATATATATTCGGGCAACATCCAGAAACCTGTCAGCACTGGCTTTGCCTCGCTGGATGACATCTATCAAGTGATGGCTGGAACATTTCAGCTTGTCACCGGCATTCCAAACCACGGCAAATCAAACTTTCTGGATCAACTGATAATCAACGTATCAGAGTTGCATGGCTGGAAATTTGGAGTGTTCTCTCCAGAGCACTCTGCATCTTTACATATTCGGCGGCTGGTAGAAAAAGTGGCAAAGAAACCATTTGACCACGGCATGACCGAAAGAATGTCTGAGACTGAACTCAGGCAAGCAATGGGCTGGCTGAATGACAGGTTCTTTTTCATTGAGAATAAGGAGGCTGTGCCAGACATTGATTGGGTTCTGGAGAAAGCTAGAGCGGCTTGCGTCAGACACGGCATCAACGGTCTGGTCATTGACCCTTTCAACAAGATTGCTCAGAACCGTGCATCAGGTGTGCGTGAAGATGAACACATTCGTGACATGATAGCCAAGTGTCAGAAGTTTTGCTCATCTCACAACGTGACGATGTGGATGGTGGCTCACCCGCACAAGCTACACAGAAGCGAGAACGGTAGCTACAACGCTCCATCTTTGTATGAGGTGGCGGGGTCAGCGCACTGGAATAATATGTGTGACATCGGCATGGTCGTACACCGTGACTTTGATAACGGCACCACCAAGTTGATAATGAGGAAGGTAAGGGAACAGGGGCTTTATGGAAACATCGGCGAGGCTGAGTTTACGTTCAACACGACCAAGAGAGTTTATGAAGAAAAAAGGGTGGAGCAAAAAGCCCCACCCAAGTCTTACTGGCAGGATGACTAAGCGGCCAGCTTCGTAAATTCTCTGGACGACATGGCAATGACCTGACCGCCCAGCTTCTCAAGTTCAGTCGCACGGTCATAGGAACCAACATCCTGTGCTGTGCGGGTGACTGCGTTGGCAAAGCCCCAGCGGCTGAAGTCGCCGTCACGC